CGATTAATGGGAAGGACTTCCAAGAATCAACGATAGACCAGTTCTGGCTACTATACAAGGCAAATGGGACAACTACTGACACTGCTGGACAATTTATAATAAGGATAAATGTCAGTATGCTGACTCCCAAATAGGTAGACTCCTCAACACCGGAACCGAAACCAGCACCAGAACCAGAACCAACTCCAACACCAGAACCCACACCAGCGCCGCAGCCTACACCTGAGCCCACTCCTGCACCAGCCCCCAAGAGATTCTTTGAGTATGTCGGAACTCCAACCGGCACAATCTCAACTAGAGAGAATTCTGACAGCATCTCTGTTAGCAAACTTGGTGGGCAGTCGATGCAGTACATAGAGAATGAGAAATGTGAGACAAAAGTCATTGACTCTTTCTGGAGCACTAACAACAACGTATCTGCCCAGGCAGCATTCGTTTATCCAGTGCCAGAAGGTTCATACAGCGTCAACATTTCGTGTGAAGGCTTTCAATCCGTTGACCACATCGGTGGCAACGAGGATGGGTACTGGATTGGTCTTATAGCCTACTCCAATTCATCAGGCGACAATTGGGGAGTAGGTAATTATAGAGGGTGCAGTTTCAAAAACTTCTTGGCAACCAATACTTGGAGACCTGGTCACAAAGATCTCAAGTTGAACGATTGCCAGTTCACAGATGGACAGATAGTTGAAAGGGACGCCGTGATGTCTTTTCACGTAGAAGCAACAGGCAATGATGCCTGTTTCTATCTCATGGCTCCCAAAACAATGAAAACTGACAAATACAACTATGTTGTCTCATATGGAGGGTACACAAACAAACGAATGGAATTTGGTACCATATCTGTGACATGTGATGAATCCGATGTTGAGGCAAAACACATAACAAGGCACGCTGAAACTCCCATCCGCTCCAAGCACATCCTTGTGTCCGAGCGGTATGAGGAGCCATTGCCCACCATAACCGATCAAGGCTTGTGTGATGTGAAAACTCCCGAGCAAGAACAAACATTGGTGGATGAAGAAGACAGACAAACTGCTTCCACTGAACCTGATATAGCACTCCAGGAATACGAAGCTGCCACAGCTGAAATTCCTGATGCTGAAGAGGATGTTTTGCCCTCCAAGGAACAGCTGTCCTCTAAGCCATTGGACACGTCTGGCAATATAATACCTAAATCCAAGGAACCTGAAGTACTTGGAACATACCAGGGTCAGAACATTTACCCTGAAGACGTGCCACCGCTAGCGCGGCAGAGATTGCGCGAAGCCGCGAAAGCACCCTCCACGTTGCTATATGAGCGAACGCCGAAGAAGAGCAACAACTTCTTGACTCGTTTTGTGGAGGCGAATAGGTCCCCTACCACTCCCGCTGCCCCAACAGTGTCAACTACATCAAACATGACAAGGGAACAGCTTGCGGAGTACACTAGAATTAGGAAATCCCTTGGACTCACAGCAGCTAAGGAATACAAGGCGCAATTTCAGTGAAGGTACCACCACTAGCACAAATCGGATCCTGGGAAACAGGCAGAACTACGGTTCATAAGCTCGGGTAGGCCGTCAACCTACCGCCGTATCGTATTGTGTTTGGCCGATGGATGACCTCCACGTTATCGCCGTTTGTATTTTTGCTCTAACTGTGTTGACAGGGTTAGGCGCGGTGATCGGCTGTTGTGCCGGTTGCCTTCTCCCCCCTCCCTCCTTCCGCTCTTCTGTTTAAGCAAAAATCTCTCGGTCTGTGCGAGAGAAACTCAAAAATATCGGGGAGCTTCGGCTCAGTGAGGGGATTAACGACCCCCAGCAATGGCTGGTCTTGGCGGACATGAATAACCCGCTATAAGACGAAGTGGTAACCGCCACTGATCAAAAGGTAAACATGCTTCTGTGTTGTACACTGCCCCGGGGCCTACCGGGTCAACAAGGCTATCCCACCAACTCAATGAAATGAGAGTGGAGTGGGCGGAGTGGGTGACTTCGTGATGTACACCCGATCGTCAGGATTGAAGACGTTAAAACTCGACGACCTAGTGCAAGTCGTTAAACTGACTCGGGTGGATACACCACACCCGGCCAGGCATGCAGGCATACCCACGATACGAAACGTGGGTTTCTTGGAGCCACTACCTGTGATGCAAGGTAGGGTATGAGTCTTAGCAAGCTCTGTGCCAGGAAATGGACATAAACCATAGCAATCCTGCATGTGTTTGTCACTGGTGAATCATAGGTGAACGTGCCACTGGCCTGTTGCAAGCAATCTAGCTCTGCTTGCAACAGTATCCCTTAGAAGCAATTCTTTGGGGGGACTGGATTCTGACTGCC